CGTCCATAGGCTCGGCGGCCAATTCGTCATCGGCCATGGCAAGGTCGCCTTCCAGATCATCGATCTCGGCGCCCTCTCGGTCAGCTTCATCATCCATATCAGAAAGCTCTCGGCCTTCGGCCTCACCTTCTTCTTCGGAGTGACGAAGTTCATCTTCCTCATCACGGAGGCCTGGGGTATGATAGCTACCCATTTCTTGGATTCTTTCGTCCCCTACGGGGCGCATATCGGCGAGCTTCATGAATCGACGAAGTTCGCTCTCAGTTAACAAAGTCTTACGAGCCATTATAAAATCTCCTTGTTTATTTACATAAACTCAACAATAAATAGTAGTACAAATGTCAATGTGCCCAAAACTTAATAAGGTTTCTCAACTAGATGTTTTTTAAGTTTCGCGAACGCCTTTGTTTCTATCTGCTTTACTCTAGCAAAGGAGATCTGTAAACGCTCGGCGATTTGCCTTAAGGTCATAGGTTTTTGATCATTATTATAAATAGCTACCAAAGTGCAATTATTATCTTTTTTGTAGTTAATCCACATTTTACACTCGGAAAGGTGGCACGATAGTTGGTGTTTTTGGCAGCTTCTAGCGCACTCTGTTAGGCCATCTGTCTTTTTCACAGGTCTGGATGCTCCTGTTCAATAAGGTCGAAGATATTTTCTAAATCGTCCTCATTGAATCCTATATCGTTCATGGTTTTCTCTCCTCGATTTCGAAGGCGCTTGGATTTCTTTTTGATCCTGGGGGATTGATCCTTTACCTCGTCAATATATTGTTGAAGGACTGGATCGTCGTTGATATAGCCAGTGATGATAGTTCGAAAAAATTCACCCTGCTTGAATCCATCATGTTTGAGTTTCAAAACGAGCTTGGCATGTCGATGTTCGTTGTCTGTGAACACCACTCGCTTGTTCAGCTTTCCATAGTCTATTTCGTCGCTCATAATGGCATTCCGCAGACGCGCAGAACAGTTCCTACTGCCATACCGATTACGATTAAAATCAATAAATGTTTTCCTATTTCGGCTAACATCTCATATACTTCTTTTTTAGTAATCGGAGGCACTACCATCGCCTCCCAAGGATGTGAGTGTGGCTTTCGCTTAGTCCTGATGTGGTCTGTCTTATAAAGTGTGCCTTTGCTTGAAGCTCGGGGAGAGTTCGGGCGCCAGAATAACTAAAGCCAGATCGAATACCTCGTTCTAGATCTTCCAAAATCATGGACACTGGGCCGCGATATGGAACTTGCGTAGCTACGCCTTCGAACGAGGAATATTTACCATGCCAATCCATCTGGGCTTCCTTGCTTGCCATTCCCCGATATGCTTTCCATGCCATGCCGTCTTTCCCCTTCAGCACACTCCCTGGAGTTTCGGAAGTTCCAGACAACAAAGAACCGATCATCACTGCGTCTGCTCCTGCTGCCAATGCCTTCACCATATCGCCTGAGTTTTTAATGCCGCCGTCTGCAATAATCTTAACATCGCGTGTAGTCTGGGCGCACTCAAAGATAGTCTCAAGTCCTGGGAGGCCGTGGCCTGTCTGTATGCGGGTAGAACAAATGGAGCCGCCGCCAATATTGCAGCGAACACTGTCTGCTCCCCAATCTGCCAGGTCATTGACACCGCGAAGTGTAGCGACGTTGCCTGCCATGATGTGGACACTATCGCCAAACTCTTGACGCAAAGCAATAAGAGCCTCTTTGACTTTAATGTGATGACCGTGTGCCACATCGACACAGAAAAAGGTTGCTCCCGCATTGAATAGCCGGCGAGCACGCTTTAAGTATTCTCCATTGACACCGATGGCTGCGCCAACGATTGCTCCTGATGTTGTTTTTGAAACAAACGTAGCAACCTCTTCTCGTTGCTCTGGAGGTGTGTTGTAGCGATGGATCACCGCTGTACCTCCGGCTACGCTCATCGCAGCCGCCATGCGAGCGCCGGAGATAGTGTCCATCGGAGAGGCGATAATAGGAAGGGAAAGTTTTACTCCCTTTCCTAAATCAGTTCCAATGTCTATCTCCGAACGAGATCGAATATCAGAGTACTGTGGGACCAACAGCACATCATCGTATGAATATGCCTGGTTCATTCTTCACCTTTTTTCTTGCGGCCGCGCTTTTTAACCGGAGGGGGTGCCTTCACCGATTTACGATAAGCTGCTGATTTCTCTAACAGTTCCTCCTCTTTAATAGGCTCCGTATTAACTTCCTCAACTGGCTGTGGTGGAGGTGCAGGCTGCGCTGGTGCCTGGAGCGCCGTGAGTGTGTTCTGCAATAACACATAGGCGTTTTGAGCCACTGACAGCGCTTTGCTTCGCTCTACAATGTCTGTGAAATAATCATTATCTTTAATCGCAGCCAAGGGACTCTCAAGATAGGCATCGATAATTGCTTTGTGCTCCATCATTTCACCACGGAGTCGAAACATGGCGGCTTCCACGTATTTTTCTCTAGCGTCACTCATTTTGTCTCTCTCTTGATAAAGTTTTTAATATCTGTGGAATAAAACCATGTATTTTTGTTGGGTGGATCCGGATCTTCCAAGACTCGTACGCGAGGCTTGATGAGTCCTGTTTTCACACTAGCTATAGATGGTACTCCATTAATCTTAATAATAGATTCTAAATTTTCAGTATCATCCACATTAAATGCAAAGAAATATATATTATCTTCTTCGTTGGAATCTGCAATATCCACATAATACTCATGTAATGCAGAGCAGTAATCACAACCATTAGAATAAAATTTAATAACACAAAGTGCTTCTTGTTCTATTGGCTCTTTCATGAGCTTTCGAAGGGCTCTTTCGGATATTCTACTAACCGACATCGACCAAAGCCTCCAGGCGCTTGCGCTCCTTGGTTGCGCCTTCACCCTTTCCTAGCCGGTAGTCCAGGGCTCGCAGTTGTTGGGCCGGCGTCATCTTATCACGAGCCTCTTGGCGTTCTGCCGCTCGTTCTCGCAACTCATTGCGGCGGTGCTGGCTCCTATTGATTCTTCGTTGTCCCATCTAACACCTCCTGTGTTTTTTTAATGCAATCTGGGCAAAATAATGTAACTGATTCTTTTTCTTCTCGCACAACCACCTTCCATGAAAAGACCATCTCTCGACTAGTCTTATCAAAAGGGGCTCCGCAGGCCGAACAGCTTTCTGGCAAATGACCAAACATCATTAACTTGTCTTCCATTGCCTGTTGGCTGTCGTTCTTCCGACGTTTTGCGTCTGCTGCTCGGCGCTGCTTACGATTCATGCGCCAGTGCTCCCCAGGGCTCCGTCACCTCGACTGCTGATAGTCATGGGATAATCATACAGATTTCCTTGGGTGCGCTCGGTAGGTCGAAAATGAACCACTGGAATCAAAACTACTTGTGCAATCTTCATCCCGGCTCCAATAAACTGTGGCTCTCTACCAACATTATGAAGATTAACGAACACCTCGCCGTCATAGCCTGAATCAATGACACAGGCTCCCACAAGCAAATGTTTCTTAGCTGCGTTGCCAGAGCGATTCTTTACCTCCAACATATACCCATGAGGTACGCCAAACTTGAGACCCGTGGCAAAGATGCCGGATTCTCCAGACTTAAGCCAAGTTCCAGCTACCTGATCTCCATCCGGCGCATAGAAAATGTCAAGACCTGCGTCTGATGGGTTAGCCCTATCAGGGGTGCGAGCATTCTGCCTAACCTTGGAGTATTCAAGAATCATCATTATCTCCGGTGAGTAGATTATAGTTGTCTACCACTTCGTCAATATTAATCTTCCCCTTAAACAATCGATAAGCTTTGACGGCGGCTCGGATTTCATCAGTAGTGAGCCATCCGTTCTCGCGAAACTCTCCCCGAAGCTCTCGCTTCTGTTCCTTGTACGGCTCCATTGCTTCTTCAATGGCGTTAAGCGAGCGAATATACTCCTTAACATACTTTTGTTTTTCTTGTAGTGTGTTGGCCACTGGCCCTCCTTAATGGTTCATTCTTATTATAACTGAGTCAAAACTGAAAGTCAAGTATTTTTTTGAGGTACATCTAAATCAAATAGCTGCTTTAAAAAACTGCGAATCAAATGATCTCTGTTCACGTCCGACTCACAATCCGCAAATAAATAATTATATGTTTGCATGTGTTGCTGGATTTGAGTTCTCAATCTTTTTCCTTCAGCTTCCATCCAGGTTATTTGTTCATTATAGTTCTTCGGAAGCTCAATGTCAAGCTCTTCTGCCATTTCTAATAAAGTAAAATATTTTTGAGAGTCCAATGCGTTCTTTGCGTCTTTAAACTTTTGTTCAAAGAGAATTCTGGTTTTTTCATCTTTAGCCTTGTCGGGGTGAACGTGGACGGCGATGGCTTTAAATAATCTTTCGAAGGTTTCGTGGACTTCCTTATCTATTGGCGGCCTCTCTTCCTCTGTCTTTCCCTGGAAACGGGCGATCATAGTGTCGCATGCGTCTAGCAACTCATCTCGGGTTTGCATTTCTTTGTCTTGAACGCGACCAAGATCTTCTTCGTCCTTAACTCCGTAAGCATCTTTAACTCGATCAATATGTTTGGCGTTAAGTTCTGCAATGTCAATATCGTGTTCGGCGCAGAACTTTTCATAATACTTTTGAAACTCTGGGCCGGCTGACTTTGCAACGTCTTTTACTAAGTCATATTCTTCATGAAAAAAACGCAGGCTGTTGATGGCGCGCTTCCATCTAAACTGGGTTGCTATGGACATACCCTAAGTAGTGTCAGCCGAAGTCGAACTCAACCTTTGCTGTGATTTTCAACTGAGGAACATGAGCGTGATTAATGAGGTTATGTTGGGATGCCTCTTCATAATCTAAAAACCAGTCAGCGTGACCTTTGTCATGGATAATATCCAAGAAGTAATCTTCTGGGTGGCCGCAGTTTTCAGCCATCATGCGATAAACCTTTTTATTTAATCTTTCGGTTTCTTCTGCTGATGCTTTGATCTCCTCAACCTTTCCCCACTTCATCGATGACACATCATGAATCATCAGTGTTGCATCGCGATCCATATATCGGTGCCCTTCGTCGCCAAAGCTGGATAAGATAGCTCCGCAACTCATGGCTTTTCCTTGGATGATGGTCGCGACGGTCAGGTCAGAGTGTCGAATGTCTGAAATCATAGACATTAAACTATAGACTTGTCCACCGTAGCTATCGATGATAATTGGAATAACCGGCTGGCCTGTGTTGTGAGCCTTCCGCATTAGTTCGGAAAACTCTTTAGCTGCGTCTTCGGTAAACTTTCTTACACGAATGACAACCGGAAGATTATCAATAAGTTTGGGCTCTTTTAAAAGCGGGCTAAATTCTCTAAATACATTCATTGTTTATCCTAATAGTCTGAAAGTTTTACCCACTGCATAAGTCGAAAAGCCCCAGTTCTCATCGTATTTGAGCTTCGCCATATATGGGCGGTTAATGTGAATCCTATCTTTGTGTGGCTTGATGCCCCAACATCTTATTCTCGTTAGTTCGTTGTTGGAGTCAATCACCTCAACAATCCAGTACAGCTTTCCATTCTTGGTCTTGCGTTCTGTGATCTTGCGCGGGATAAACCAACACAATAGTAACGAAGGGTCGTATTCAGAGATGGGAGGCACGCACTTCTCTTGAAGGCGCTCGACCTTTTCTAACGAAATCACCAAGTTAATGGGAAATACCCCAGTCAGATCAGTTTTAAACTGAATGACCTCTTCCTCGCTGAAGTCTCCTTCCGGCTTGTACGTTTCGATATTCTCACGAAGGCGCTTCAAGTTCTTGGGTCGATCAACAATGCACGCAGACCAGAAGTGTTTCATTCCCGTAAAGCGGTCGTCGAGCAGAGACTCTAGTGCTCCACCGCGACACAGCGCATCCAAGCATTTCTTGTTCAGTTTGGAGTACACAACTTCCTCATTGAACAACAACTCTTCTGCCGTTCTGAATGGTCTGTGGTTCAGGACCTGCTCAATCGCAGCACCACCGAATCCTTTAATCGAAGTCAGCGGCTGAATGAGGGTCTGTCCATCATCGGAGATCTCCCACACAACTCCTGACTTGTTAATATCGAGTGGCGCGATCTTGAAACCAAACTTCTGTGCGATGTTGATGGCTTTCTCTTTCCTTGTCTCGGGCTCTTTGTCCAAGAACGCAGCCATCCATTCTGGCGCGTAATAGTTCCACAGCCATGCACACTGATATGAGATAATCGAATACGACACAGCGTGAGACTTGTTGAAACCATATCCAGAGAAGTATTCAAACTTGTCCCAGAGGTTTTGAGCAACGTCTCGGTCCAAGCCTTTGTCAACGCATCCTGTGATAAACTTGTTGTGTAGCTTGCCCTTTACGCTGTTCTTGCCTGTTCCCTTTTTGGTCAAGACCTTGCGAAGCATATTACCTTCGTCCAAGGTCAAGCCTCCCAGTTTGTGAGCAAGCAGTGCAATCTGTTCCTGAAAAATCAAGAACCCGAAAGTCTCGCCTGTAACCTCTTGGACCTCATCTGAAACATACTGAATATAATGAGGGCTTTCCTTAGCCTCCACATACTCTTCATGCACATCTGCGGCCAACGGACCAGGGCGATAGATAGATGTGATAGCTGAAACATCAATGATGTTGCGTGGCTTCACTCGGGTGCAAAAGCGTTGTGCTCCCTGCTCTGTGAACTGAAATACACCAGCCCACTTTCCAGTGTGGAAGATATTCTCATAGACCGCTTGGTCATCCATATCTAGAACGTCGGGGTGTAGGTTCTTCTCATAGTAATCTCGCACATCAGCAAACGTCGGATTCTGAATGCCGTGATGGCGGCGCAGGATGTGCTCGATGCACCCCTCCATCATCTTTAAGGTCGATAGTCCAAGCAAGTCAAACTTAATAAAGCCCATCGGCTCTAAGTGTCGGACGTTCTGGCCTTCAGCCCATGGAGCCTGCCGCACACCGCCAGAGTTAATCAGTGGCATGCTTTGGTCCAAGTTCTCTGCAATCACCACACCGCCGGCATGACGTGAACAGGAGCGAACTTGTCCTACCAGCCCCTCAACGTGAGCCTTAACGTCTGGATATTTGTTAAGGTAGTTTTGCAGCGACGGAGAAAACTCCATCACCTCTTCCCACGTTGGATTATAAACACCAGACTTAATACCATGACGGCGTTTCGCTTCAGGAGTGGCCTCACGCATCATAACCGATGTAACCGTGTTGGCTTCTGTGAATGGAATCTCGTAGAACTTCGAAATATCCTTAATGAGAGATCGAAGTTGTAGCGTGTTCCAGTTGGAAATCGGTGCAACGCAATCCTCTCCCCACATCTCGACCAGCTTTTCCTTGAGAGCCATGCTGTCAGATACATCATAATCAATATCTGGATAGTCTGTGGCGTCTGCTCGAAGAAAGCGAGAGAACAGTAGACCATACTTGATTGGATCAACCTGTGTAATGCCCAATACATACGCAACTAGCGAGCCAGCGGCTGAACCTCGACCTGGGCCTGTCAACATCATGTCGGTGGCCGTGTCAACGATAGCTTTCATCGTCAAGAAATACTTGGAGAAACCTCGGTCATCGATAACATCGAGTTCGCTTTTAAGGCGGTCCACGTACTCCTGGTTCGTGTGTAGCCCTCTGCCCCTCAAACCCTCTAGGGAATAGTTTACAAGCGCTTGTGTGGCCGTATAGCCGGCAGGAACGACGAAGCTAGGCAAACGGACGGTATTATCTGGAAGGAAGTCCTCAATACGGTCGAATGCGATTCGATATGTCTCTTCGATAGAATCTCGAACCAAGTCGTCATCATACTCAATGTTGGCTTCGGAAGAATACTTCTTATAGCTCTCCCAGATCTGATCCCCATTTTTAGGATATAGTTCATAGCCAATCTCTTCCACATCAATCGGGAGTTCTGATGACATGTACTCGGGGAGACCACCCTTACCTAACCATCCAAGGCGCGTGTATAGCTCGCGGTCACGCCACGCTGTCGGCGTTGGATAGTGAGAGTCGGCAGTTGTAATCAACCGCAAGTCAAACTCTTTAGCCACTTGGATGATGTATTGATTCAGGGCGTGCTGCTCGGGCACATTGTTCCACTGAATCTCAGCGTACCAGCGGTCTCCGAAGATATCGACCATCTGGCGGGTGGTCTCCCGCATTGCATCAAGAACCGCGTCGTCTCCATCCTCGCGGTTTTCCCAATAGTTCCCAGCGTATACGCCCCCAAGACAGGCGGATGCTGCGATGATCCCCTCATTGTACTTCTTAAGCAAAGCATAATCAATGCGAGGATAGCGGTAGAAATTCTCTGGCTGGTATGATTCTGACACCAGCTTAAATAAGTTGTTTAGTCCTGTCTGGTTCTGGACCAATAAAACGATGTGTCTGCGGCGACGAAGAATATCTTGCGTCTTCTTGGACGCACCCTCGTCTTCTACGGTAGCGCCCGACTGTTCATCTTTCTTAATAGAACGTGCGCGCTTCTTGTCTTCCATTGCGGTGGCATACTCTTGTCGCCACTCATCTAGCGATGGTAAGAAGTAAGCCTCACAGCCAAAGATCGGCTTGAAGTCTCTGCCCTCGGACTTCATCTTCTTGGCGTGCAATACCTGATAGGCTAGGCCATTCATGTTCCCGTGGTCGGTGAGCGCCAGTGCTTCTCCGCCGTTTTCATAGCAAAAATCCATATGGTCCTGCGGATAACCAATGGCGTCAAAAATAGAGCCTGCAACGCTATGTGCATGCAGGCCAACAAATTTAATATCAGACGTTTTTCTCGTCATTCATCCCTCCTGATGTTCTTAATATAGCACACCTGATTTGAAAACGCAAGTGCTATTTTTTATTTTCTTTTGTAGGCGCGAGATTATACATTCGCGGCTTGTATATGTCGTAGTACGGCACCTCGACACGATTGTCGGATGCCATGTAACTACGGTATTGATCCCATGATGTTATATCATAGAACCAATCAATCTCGTGTGTCAGAGCTTTTGTCAGATTCAGCTTTTGAAACACGGTTGGTAGGTCGAAAAACCTTGCTGACCACCTCTCCTTGAGAGGTCTCTTTTGGGACGGCAAGTGACCGGGTGAAGGGGGTAAATATTCCCTGGTGGTTGTTTTGTTGATATTCCGGCGACATTCTAAGTAATCTTCTCCTTTCATTGTAAAACTGATTGGAAGTCCATCCAGTACAGTTTTATTGTCGTATGTTAGTGTAAAGTTTTTGTTTGCATCCTGTATCTGTGGTCTGAGTTCTCGCAGGATGCGATAGTCGTAAACGGACATGGGGAAAGCTATAAAGTATTTTTCTGGCAATATCCATCGAGAGATTTTGTAAGATACAAACCAAGATGAATATATTCCGTGCAACACCGACCAGCCATACGAATCTCGTCTGTCTAAATCCTTGGGATGTATCGGAACGTAATAAATAGGCACTTCTTTGCGTACATTCGAATAAAACTTAGTAAATTCGCGTTTATAATAAACTGGGTCATGAACCCACTCGCCGACTGCCTGCTTTACAATGGGAGCCAAATCGTTATTGGCTACGATCCAAATCGTCTTACAGCCCGCCATTGCGCATGCCATCACTGCATTTTGAATGGCTGTAAATCGCGGCTCAAGAAGCGTTAAAACATCCGGTGTAATAGATTCGTGATCGGTCACCAATTGGGCGACCGGAATGATTCCTGCTAAATGCATTATAGATACTTTAAGATTTGGGCGTAGTTTGTTGAAGCCGCTTCCAGAGCCTGAAGCATATCCGCCTGAGACTTGTCGGCAAGCCTGAAGTGAGGCGATTCAAGTTCAATCTCTTGAGGCGGGCGGTCCACTCTTCGGCCGATACATGATGTTCTAAATTTATAATGTTTTGGTTTTCCGTTGGGTCCATATCCATTAAACTTTCCTTTCATGCCGCGCTCTTCCATCTCATTGACAACTTTAAAGCGAGCCATGGTCTCAGAATAGTTGAAATCACTCAACTCTTGTTGTGTCAAGTACGAAACTGCACATGCATCTTTAACTAGGGTGTTCCCATCAATCCTGTCGGATGAATAAAACCAGATCTCTTGAACAAAGTCGTCCTGAGTTTTTATGTAGTCTACTTGGTGTTTACCACCTCGGTTAAACGCTATCCAATCATAGCATACATATTTGCCATAATCAAGGTTTATTTTTAAAATCTGGTCACAGCCATCGTCACCGAAGTAAACACATTCATCAAACTTTATATCGATCAACTTTGCATATTTATCGGAAAAGGTTAACTGTCCCTCCCCATCATAACGTACACTATGAGCGAGATTAGATAGAGGGTTCTGACCTTGCAGCCCTAGCAGAAACAAAAGTCGCTCCCAAAGTAAATGCTTCGGGGTGCCAACTTTCTTGTCGCCATCGAAAGTAAAAAGACGTTGCGGCCCCACATCGAGTTTAATACAGGAAAGATCAACCGAAGGATCGAGATAATCAAACCTAAAAGGTTTCCGTGGCGACGTGTAAACAAGAGGTAACTTCTCCGTGAACGCATATAACAATGCGTCCAGCGAGCCTCCAGCCACAACCCTTTCAAACTGAATAGCTATACCACACCTCGGTGTTGTCTATATGCGTTTACCGTTACCGGCCAAAGATCCGTCGCAATCTCCAAGCACGCTTCTGCGGCTTGCTGTATTTCCCATTGGGCCCCCACATGCGTTCGTAGGTCAACGAATTTAAGTAAATTATTAAGATTGACTGTTCCATAATATTCCGTGTACATATTTTGCGGAAGTACTCCGCGGGCTTGTTCGCGACAAACGCCAGCATCAATTAGTGTGTTAAAAAATTTTAAACAATCTTTATTATGTTCTTTTAGTGCATCTGAAGCAGCACCACACACTAAGTTACGCCAGATTGTGGGATTTATCAAATCTTCAGGATTAGATGCCTGGCGATTTGATTTGTGTTGTGTCCTAAAACTCTCGGGCTCGTAGAAAGCAAGATTCACATCGGTGTAACGTCTAGAAATTTCATTATAAGACCAAGTTCTGTGGCGGTGGTGCTGACTGCGCACAAACAAAGGTACGCAAAAACGAAAAGTAACAACGTTATGCTCCAAAGTGGACGTGTGCCGGTGTCTGATGAGGTAGTTGATAAGTTTTGTATCTTTTTCATCTAAAGTCTCCTTCTCCTTACCAAAGGATACTCTCGCACTATTACAGACAGTTAGGTCCGTTCCCATATGCGAGATGTATTCTACTTTACCCGTGCCGTCGTTATACAGTTCAATAGACTTCGAGTAAGTCATTCTTTCTCCGTGTTGTGTTGTTTCCAGTCGAGCCAAAATCCCGCTATCACCATAAGGTGCATAAGCAGGGAGGCTGTAATCTCTAATATATCATGATAGTCATTCAGATGCAAGTGAATATGACCAATAATCCAAAATGGTATCGCAAACTGTTGACTATACCAGATTAAAAAGAACTTAAAAAACTTCTTTATCTTATTCTTCTTCGTCCTCAAGTTCTGCAAGCAACGTTTTAAGGTCGAGACCAGCACAATCAATCTTCCTTTTGCTGATGTGGTAGTGGCTTACAAAGCCGTTGAAGTTTCCGTACAGTGCATCTTGGCAATATTTTGTTGAGGTCTTGCCAGTCTGACTGAGCGGTGTTTTGTATTCTACGCCGGCGGCCTCATGAATAGCTTTCCACAGAGCTTTGGCGGCTTCGATCTGAACTGGGTAAAAACCCATGAAGGGTTCGAGCTTTTCAGTGTGTACCCATGCATCATCGATAATCGGACGCTCCCCAAAGCCATTCTTCACATACCAATCTTGATATTTTGGATAGTATGCATTTGAAATCTCCACTCCTACCGATGCCCGGTTGCTTCGTGCATGGCCGGCATGCCAAGCGCCGTGTTGCATGTCGAGAGTCTGATAGATTGTTCCATCATTGTCGATTAGGAAGTGAACCGATATCCCTCGGCGATTTAAGACTTGCGCGCAAGATGTCGAGTTCAAGCAAACATCCCAGTGGTTAACGAAAAGACGAATCTTTCTTTTTGGGCGCCCAGTGTAATCATAGTACGTTCCGGGGTTTGCCTTAAGTCCATCTTTCTCCGACCAAAGCACTACCTTGTCCCACTTGATGGGGTGAAAGTTTCCCTGGTACACAATGAAGTTGGAGTAGTTGAGCGGGCACGGTTCGTGATAATGAATCTCTGATTGGCGTTCTGTCCAAACGCGTCGAAAAGTCATAGGACCACAGAGACCGTCTGCCGGCAAACCCCTATCTCTTTGCCATTTCTTGATCGCTCTTACGAGGTTCTCATCGAAATACTTTTCACCAAACCAGGATGGCTCCCATCCTAATTTCGAAGCAGACGCTTGATTGTAAAAGCTCTTATCGACACCCATAAAAAACGATCCTTTTTCATTACCCTTCCGACAAAATCCCTAAAATATAGTTATCCTGAACTACAGTAAATAGTTGGTTGTTCACATTAATTTCTTCAACCATGGATTTATCCACAATTACCGTAGCACCTGCTTGAAGCAGAAATCTTGTATCGTCGGCAGACGAAAGCACTTTTGCTGTGCAAAACTTCTCTTGTGTAGGCTTGAAGTCATCGGGTAATACGATACCGCTCTCTGTTGTATTTTCTTCTAATGTGGGCACAGAAACCCACACGTATCTATTAACTGGCTTAAGCACCATTCACCTCTTTAGTTAAATTCTATTTCGCACGATTCGCCATCACAGAACTTCGTGCCTGACCCACCTTCCTCTTCTACCTCGAATCGTTGAATGGGGGTCACATTCTTAATTAGTTCGTTGTATCGCTCTTTGCTAATTGGTTCGTAAGGTGGCTGTACATATCCTGTGGTTTTATACCTTAAAAACGAAACAGCTTTCAACCTGCTTTCGTACATTTCCAGCGCACTCTTGATTTGAGTGGCCTCCTCATCTTTGAACGTAACAGTAATAGACACCGAGTTATCTGCCCAATAATATTGATATTGCGCAGCGATCTCTAACTGCTCCCAGATACTAACTTCACTTTTGCCTTTTTCAAAATAAGGCTCATGAATTGGAAATTCGACACAAACCGTGTTGGGGGAATATTCATCATCCTCCACATGGTAGCCGGCGTCCTTGAGAGGAGACACCAGAGCAGAATCCTTTGAGAACCGAATCCGACGAATGTAGTATTCATCTTCTGGAAAGTGAATTCCGGGGGTTGAGCCGTTAAGCAACGAGACCGTTCCCGATGGCTTAATGGAAGTCATACGCACAGATTTAGGAATACATAGCCAATTGGAATATTCTTCGTCAAGCCCCTGTACATGCTGATAGGCATTGTCACACCAATTGTACATTTCGCGGCGACCATGCTTGTTGAATGCTTGGACCACCCCGGACTGAGACAGGCCGATACGGCGATTCTTCAACATCTTAGCGTTAGTCTCTGGCCAGTGTGTATTAGACAGCGTGATTGTCTTGCCATAAAGATAGGCAATCTTCAGTGTCTTTAGATAGTCTTCGTAGTCCTCATGTTTGGCTGGAAATGTTTCAACCAAACAACAAAGTTCTGCATCTTCAAGCTGTTGTTCTACGCATGGATTAAAACCTGCGACATTTACGTCATCTAGCCGAGTACCGTCCTTGAAGCGACCCTTGGTGCGAGCGTTGTTAAGCCAAATATATCCAGGTTCACCGTTGTTTTGAGACTGTTCCGCATGCCAGGTATAATCCATTCCAACCACAGCATTGAATGAGTTGTTGGAGCCCCAGCGATGGTGCATGAGCTTTTCAGCGTCATTCTTCATCTGTAGATATTCAAAATCATCATGTGTGCCCATTGCTAGGGCCGCAGAACGACGTACATTGCCGGCAACCACACAACGGCCGATAAGGTTTTCAGTGTCTACGATATCAACCGAGCTGATTGGTTCGCCGATCTTATCAGAGTAGAGCTTTGTTAAGTTTTCGTGCAACTCCTTGAGTGGGCCATAACCACTTGATGTGCCACCAAAACCATTAATTGGAGCACCTTCAGGACGAATATCAGAATAATCAAACTTAGGAATCTTAGCTCCGAAGAAGAAACCATCGAGCACCATGTGTACAGAGTTAACCCAGCCTTCTCGGGAATCATCGATAGTCAACGTATCGTTAGTATACTCTGGTTCTTGAATAGTGATGCTTCCGGCCCCTTCTGTATCGAAGCCCACGCCGATGCCCAACATTAGGGCGTCCATCATCCAGGCAAAGAGATAACCACCCTTAGTGGGGAGATCTCGCGTAGAACGGAAAGCACAGTTAAAGAGTCCAGCAGCGGTGCGCTCTTCAATAAACTTGGTGCCCATCATCCAGAGGCCGCGGCCGGGAGGTGTCCACTTTAGATTAAAGAGTCGATCAAAAGCATCTTTCGCTGTAGCTTGAGCCTTGGCATCGATCCATTCTAAGCCCAACATAAAAACATGCTGCTTCTGCATGTTAAACATGCCTTCGATAACCCGACGACATGTCTGCCACCACTCTTCGGTGCCATTAGCATTGGGGTCGAACTCGCTTAGGCGGCGAGCATAAGTTCTTTTAAAGGTGACGTAACCAAGAGGACCCCATGGGACCTCGGCTGTCTTATATGGTTCGATAAATGTATCTGATAGTCTAAAGCGACGGATGTTTTCAAGTGTTCTCATGTTAGCGTTTTCCTCTTAGTTTGCTGTATTTGTCTTTGAGCAACTGCTGTTGAAGCCGAGGGCCCAGCGGCGCGGGAGCAGTTGTCACCGTACTACCATTTACTGTGTTTGAGGATTGTGGAGGCAATATCTTGATTGATACATTGGACGTATCCATAAAAATATTATACACCATTCCATCGGGCCCGTTTCTATTTTTCGCGATGAACATTTTTCCAAGATTGTTTTGTTTATCTTCGATTGTGCGAGAGATAGAAAAAATAAAATCTGCCACGAAACATTTGTTAAATGCCTCGGATATTTGTTCCATTGTGATTACTTCTGCATTCAACCCCGATCTGTTAGTTTGGGAGGCGGTCCACACAGGACACTGAAACTCAGTTGAAATTGCTCTCAACTCTTCATAAATAGATTCGAGTTCACTTCTTTTCTCTTTTCTAACGACTGTTGGCTTTAATAAATCTGCATAGTCTACAATGATCATTCCCGGCTTTATACCTCGCTTTAGAAGTTTTGCCAGGTGAGACTTGATTGTGTTTGTTGATGCTGATTTGGTAGGATATTCCTTTACAATCAGCGTTCCGTCTAAATCTTTAATTTCCTCATAAACTTCTTCCTTAAAGTTTATAATATCAGAAAGCGGGTAGCCGGTAATACAACTATCATAACGGGTTGCGATTACTGTATCTTGCAACTCCATTGTATAGTGAACGACGGTTTTGCCCTCCTTGATGGCCTGTGAGCCTAGATGTACGAGTACCATGCTCTTTCCTGCTCCAGTCGGAGCTACTACCACACCCAGTTCACTTTTTCCCAATCCTCCACCACAAATCTTGTCAATCTCTTGCCATCCTGTGGTGCAGGGAATACGGTGACGTGGAACAAATCGTGCCTCGAAGTCAGCCATGTAATCGTATCCAAAGTTATTTTCCGAGCCCAGTTTAAGAGCATCATTAATAACAGTGGAAATCTCATCGAACGAACAGTTCTGAAGTAATCCGACTGACTTCAACATTGCTTCTTTCAGGTTCTGTTTGCGGCAGAAATCGAGAGAAGTCTCCTTAATATATTCTACATCCTGCATCTCACGATTATGGATACGCAGAAAATATTCCCGAACTTGGCGTTGGATTACTTCGTCTTCTTCATCAAGTTCAGTCTTTAAAATAGACGCAATCGCATCTACAGAGGGGTGACGACCATAACGGTCTCGGTAGTTAGTTATTTTCTGAAGAAAAACACGCAGATAATCAAGCTCTAGAAACTGATGGTCTAGTACTTCTGTGATTTGATCTGCGAAAGGTCTATCTTCATAGATAAGCTGCACAAGTCCTTCTTGGAAGGTTTTTCCGTACCTCCCAAAACTTGCTTCTGTTCCCTTCATTCACGCCCTCTCTTTATATTAATAATTATATCGAATCAGTCTCAAATGTCAAGCCAAAACTTTGAAGTTTTTGGTGTTGACAATCTTAGTTTTCATTTACAATTCGGTTTAAGTTCGCACGGAGATCTTCCCAATTTAGTTCTCCAAAGCCGTCATCTCGCATCATCCCAATGATTTCGGTTCGATTAAAATCAAACTCAAAATGTTCTACAGACTCTTTCACGAACTGCTTTGACTTGATTGACATTTGTGGCGCATACAACTGCATCATGGTATAGTTGTGCTGAATAACATCTCGACTCTCTGCCACATTTGTATAAAACTTCAGATTGCTTTCTTCTGCTTTATTCTCGCAATACTCGATTACGTCGTCAATTGTATAGGTAGTGTTTTCTGCCAGGAATCCCAAGCGTTTAGCTACCGTAGCAAATCCAGCACCCTTGATGCCTGGCAAGTTATCGGAGGCGTCACCAATAATAGAGCGCGCTAGCGCCATGTTTGTAGGGTGAATACCAAGCTGGTCTACAATGCGATTTGCATTCAAAACTTCGTCCTTGGTGGGCCGCCATAGGACAGTCTTATCGTCGCAGATCTGCATAAAATCTTTATCATTAGAGACAACAATCTTTTGCCAATCTGCATACTGCGGCAAACTTGTCGCATAAGATATAACATCGTCAGCTTCAATCTCTGGCAACATAAACTGAATCACAGGCATGTTGTTAAGGTATTCTACAATGCGAGTCTGCTGCCAGATCTTGTTCTGCAACTCTTCATCATCTGTCAAGTTGTGGAAGGCGCGGTTGAGCCGGATTGGCTTACGGCCGGCTTTGTAGTTCTTGTCCATGCTCTTGCGCTTCTTAGAGCCATTAGGTCCATCCCACACAATCATAACTTGGGTAGGGCGAGTTTGGCGCACGAGCTTCTGAAGGATTTTCATAAATCCTTTAATGCCTCCAATGGGTTGTCCATTAGATGACAATGAGGGGTCTACAATGTAGGCTCGCAAATATGCGTTGAGCGCATCAACAATTAGTAGTCGTTTCATTTGTTCTCCACCAATAGGGTGTTTGTGTTTTCCAAGTAGCAAAACTGGATTTGTCGCCGTGGTAGTAGGCGCGGTAAGCTGTGACTGCATCGTCATTTTTATATTCCTGTGGCATAGCCTGGGCAAAGGGTGTAAGGTCGGTTTTCTCAAATCTCATATTTAATCGAGCACAGTGGTCAATAACATCTAATGACTTGTGCGTTTTTCCATAGCGCTTGGTGTATTCTTCGCACAGCGCATAACCATGCAAAAGAAGCCACGTCCAGTTATCATAAGCCTCTCCAGCCCAGATAGTACACGGGTGCCGTTTGTGAGTAGCACGATACGGAACCTCATGACCGTGTTCGGAGGCCACAGTACACAGCATTTGCGCTGTCTCTAAAATCATTTTCACAACGTGCTTGTCACACATCATCTGTGCGGCGATTTCTGGATCTTCGTCCAAAATAAATATATTCATAGTTTATAGCTCCCTGCAATTTTATCGTTGATAGTAAATATAACACGTTTTACCCCCACATGTCGAAGGGCTGACTCGCACATTGGACAAGGTTTTGACATTTTGAATTCTCCGCGTTTTCCAATGCGAGCAACATAAACATCAGCGCCTTCAGTCTTTCGGCGATCTACTCCTAAGATACACCCAAGCTCCGCATGAACTGTAGAATGTCCTGGCTGAATATCACACTTGCGAAAGCGTCTGCCAAATGAACAAAAGTTATTCTTGTTTTCTGAAACATGCACCACTCGGGATCCTCTCGCGAGGACTGCTCCATGACGTGGGCCATCGAACGTAGAGTGGTGAGCTACCCTGCGTGCTAGCTCCATATGTCTTTTGATGCGCCCCGTATATTTGTGATACTTTTCTGCACCACTAGAATGTTGATACTCCATGCCAAGCATAAACAAGTGCCTCCCAGATTTATAGTATACTAAATGTGGGAGGCATTGTCAAGTACTTTTTTTAACGTCTGCGGTGTCTTCGCGGGGGTGGATGATTTGGCCGACGATGGTGGGTATGATATCGCACATATCGATGTGGGTTACGGTTCAGCAAGTGAGGCTTCACATGGCGAACTGCCCAATGGCCGCGGACCCAGTGTCCATTACGCCAATGTCCGTTTACCCATACCCATGCTTTTACTTTAACTGGAGCATGTGCCTGCGGTGTTGGAGGTGGTGGGGGATGTGCATGAACCGCACACCCACTCATTAGAACGCAAAAGATTGCGGTTGTCAGTAGTTTCATTTTATTTTCCTTAGTCTTTGATTGGAACAGTGAGGTCTTCAGGGTCGGCATAAAATGCATCTGCCGTTCCTTCTCTTCGATCAAACTTCTGTACGATCTCCTCATCCATTAGACGTATGACATGTTGCTTAAATTCATCATCAGACGTAATTAATTCATTCCACTTTGAAGGTTGAAACTTTTTGGTATATCCATCTTGGGTAGAAAGAGTATACCAGGCTCCTGCGCTAGTTAGTGCGGCAGATCCCTTAATAGCATCAAACCATGATTCTTCGTCTCGGATTCCAATCTGATCGGTTCCCCACATAATGCGGAAGGCGCATGAGCGCCCTTGGGTTCCAAAACGAGACTTCTCAAGCCTCACTTTGACTTCAGAGCCAATACGAAATCCTTTCTCATCCTCAATAAAAGCCGCTTTAGCTTTCCGGCCCGTAAGCCAAATGCGCAAAGAATACGCATAATGCATAGCTTTACCACCAGGCGTGATGTACGGTGTAGTCATGGCCACAATGCGCGCATTCGGACCTTGGGGAATATTGGTCTTCAACTGATTAAGAACCAAGAAGGTCGCTCTTTTATCGGCAATAGGGATCACCAACTTGGACATACCTTTGGCCAGAATACGAGCCTTCATAGCCATCGATGACTGTGGGTTGAAGTCGCCTTCAACATCAGATACAGATGGCGTGAACGCTAGCGAATCCCAGATGAAAAGCATCTGCTCATCGGTTGCGCCAAGGATTTCTTCGATAGTCTCTAAAACAAACTCTACCGAGGAAGCCTGAACATACATAAGTCGCTCAAGATCGCAGCCGGCGCGCTCCAAGAAAGATGGATCAATGGCTGACTCTGAATCAAAGTAAACCACCATCATGCCCATCTTTTGAGCGTTTGCTGCCACCTGTACTGCCATGTACGATTTACCAGTAGCTTCTAGGCCAGCGATTTCAGTAACCTTTCCAACAGGAATACCTGACACCTGGCCTTTGCTAATAATACTGTCAAGCCAGCGAGAGCCCGTAGGGATCCATTCTTTAACTTCCGTGGGATTATCGCCGGTCAAATCATGAGCGACTGTAACCCCTGCTTTTTTATTAACAAGACTCATCAAATCTTGCATAGAAACCTTTCCAGGTTTAGTTTTGGCTTTTCTTGCCATTGTGCCTCCTATGTAAAAATGTGGCAGACTATTTTAACCCGGTCTGCCATCGGCTTTGTGTATCAATCAATGAGATTATTAATCAACTGAAGCTTCAGTTGCTTCTGCTTGTATTTTGCAGTTACTCCATTGATAAGTTGAGCACGACGATAATCAGAGATTAAACCACGAGCAATGCTTTCGGCATGCCTGTGGTGGACTCTCCCGCCACGGGACTTGTAGTCTGAAGCAACACTGTGTTGCGAATACATGCTTAAAAGATTCGCAAACCAGTTCTCAAAGTCTTTTGAGATTTTAGACTTTTGTTGGTCGCCCAAAATTGGATAAAGACTATACAACAGTGCAACTGCTTCCATCAATTCTCCTTGAAGTTTCGTGTCGTTAGGCCACGTCTTTTTCAGAATATCAATGGACATTTTTGCTTCATTGTTGCCGCGTTTTAATGCGCGTCGAAACGCACCAACGCTTACATGGGGGCCATTGACAAAACCCACAATACCACCTTTATCTGATGAACCGTAAACACTGACACCGCAGCGAATTAGCTCCAGATTTAACTGGGTAGCCGCCTCAATCTTGGCCTTAACTTGATGAACAAACACCTCTTCTTTAGTGGCATTTTTGCGCTTCTCCCAGTTGACTTCATAGAAAAGTCTATGATAATCTTTCATGTTTTCAACTTCAATCAGATATGCTGGAATAGTTTCCGCATCTGGAAAAGTTAAGCGGTACATGTGGCGTCGATGATCACCGTCTAAAAGCAGTTTTTCTTTGTTTGGAAAGACCGCGACAATAATCGGACTATACAGAGTCCACTTCCAGCCATCTTTGAGATTTTTTTTAACTCGGCGGCTGTCAGTGTCACGATTGATATCGCCCTGAATGTTCACTGAAACATCGGCATGTGTTCCTGGTCGACCATGCACGACGATATCATCTGTTTGTGGTAATTTGGCATTACCTGTTATTGTAGTTGACATAATTTCTCCTTTTTATTATATCAGATGTAGTTTTGCAGCCATCGGACTTATGCGAGGTACTACTAACCTAAAATTTAAAATGTGGCAGACTATTTTAACCCGGTCTGCCATCGGTGGTCCACGAGCCTAGTTACTCTAGGACATCAGTTCCTCGAACGCCTTATCTACATCGTTCGTCGTCTGGGCGGAGTACTTTGTAGTCTCTTTCGAGCGACTCTCGGCAGAACCATCACCGGAGAGTTGTTCGTCCAGAATAGCACCGACTTGATCGCTGGTCAAGCGTTCGAACAAAGTGTCGAACTCAGGTACGCGGTCTAGGAGGGCAGGGATAGATTCCGCGTCGGCGAGCAGGGGGGATGTGTTGCGGCGCATCTTTAGGCTCGTTTGGGGGTATGCACCAGGCTTATTGGGCTTGGTGTAAGTTAGAGTGATATCGGTGCCCTCATGAGCATCGGTAATATCACCGTATTCTGGGTCAAGGATGTAGCCCAAAAGAAGTTCATACGCCTTCTTTCCATATCCATAGACCTTGACACCTTCGTCTTCACGGCCGCGAATAACCACAGGTGAGAAATAACGTTGGCGTACAAAAAGTGACTTAGCAAGCGTTTTGCTTTCCTCGTCGTTGTTGGTGGTGCCTTCGCGCCATAACGCAGAAGCAAACTCGCAGATTGGACATGCTTCGCCGAAGTTTCGCTTCGGACAAAGAACGCCACCGCGATGCTCGCCCACATTATAGTGGAAGTGCATCTCCTTAAGGGGGTCCCCGTCATTAGTTGGGATAATACGAATGTCCGTATCACCCTCGTCCGGCTTAAACCAGACAGAAGGAGTGTTATCTCCGTTTCCTTCTCCTCGAAGGGATGCAAGTTTTCGTCGCATCAGTTCCATATCAATTGCCATGTTTTTTTGTCTCCTTGTTGACTATAGTATACCAAGCGTTCCTTGATATCTTATTGTGGCACACTCGACGTAGCTTGTCAAGCGTATTTTTGTACTACGTTAGTAAGGGCAACGCAGAACCCAAAATCATCAAATTCAGTTTCATAGATCGCGTACGAGATCTTGCGAAACGCATTTCTTGGTTTTTGCTTGAGTAAATCAACCAACTTTTTATGAAGCGCCCCATCGTTCTCCAGCTTATCCTTGTTTATACACATATAATAGCATATGTCTCGGTCCATGTCAAGAGGAAAAAGCCATTTTTCTTCAAGATTCTTCATATTGAGTAAACCGATGGTTCTAATTCGACAAATGTCAAGCGGCCGGGCGACCATCCCGATCTCTGGCTCATTATGTTCGAAGAAATTTAAGTAATGAACAGTTGAGAAAATAGTGCGATTGAGCGTGGCGTAGTATTTCTTGATGGGAACGTTTCCAAGATGGTTTTCAAGTAATTCGTTACTAATCAACGTTGCCGACTTTAAGAGGCCGGAACGAGCATACTCCTGTATGACGCTGAATACCACTTTATCTACCAATTTAGGGACGCCTGTGAGAAGTTCACCGTCTGGTTTGATATAAAACAACTCCACATCTGCATGCTTAAGCTGTTCGAGTATACCAAGTGTATAGTTAGAACTCATCGAAGAGCCTACAACAAAGAACTGTACTCGGCCCTTAATATCACTAAAGAACTTTTTGAGATTCGGTATGTTTTGCTCATATTCTTCTGCTTCTTCATAATGCTTTAATCTAAATTTATACTTAGAGGAGCGTTCTACAGAACTATTAAGCTGATAGACTTTATAATTGTCGACTGCTTTGAAGTTCTCTACTATTTTAGAAGCGGCATTGCCCAAGCCAACTACGATCATAAATTCAACTCTTTCAATTCAAAGTAGTTCTTGCCGGCCTTCATTGAACTGAGAAAGCCATCTTCGAATGTTTGTTTTATTTGCATTATAATATCCCTATCCTCATTATCAAAGTCTAGCACAATTTCATCATGAAGTATATGAGAAACGAAAGACTTTCTTTCTTCTAGCATTTTATCTATAATAACTGCCTTAGCAAGTACGCGATCAGCGGTTGAACTTTGAATCAAATAATTGAGAGCCCGGAAATCATCCACTGCAATCTTTCGCTGGTATGGTGTTGTAATATATTCCCCATCGTACCATTTGTCAAGTATTTTTTTCTTATCATAAATCTCACCAAGATCTTGACGCTCTAGAGAGTTATACAACCATCCAAAAAACTCAATCTTGGCTTCATCGCGCGTTAAAGTATTCGCGAATACATTTCTCACGTTCCAATCGTGAATATCATAGTCTGGCTGTTCTTCTCCGGAAAGCTCTACAAACATCCGAGCTTCAGCACCGTTATAGTCTAATGCCACAAAAAGGTCGTTGTGCGGCCGCAGGAGCTTGCGAAACTCTTTCTTGACTGTTAGTACCGGGAAAGAGCCAGGACGCGTTGTAAGGCGTCCTGTGACCGTACCGAACAGGTTGTAGTCAATATATGGGTAGTTCTTCACCAATTCTTGGGCTTTGTTACGCTCTACTGTAGAGAGCATTAGATGTCGACATCCTTCAGCGCTTAAGTTGAGCTTATTGTACCTTATTTTATAAAGCAATTTTTCTACATCACACAGGTGCTGGTAATTATCAGGCCTATCATAAGTCTCAAAGACATGTTCAGTAATACGAGTTTTGACCTCACAAAAACGTTTTAAAAAATCATGAGGAACAAGATCGAAAATGCAATGGTCATTTAAGTTAACTTTTGCCACTTTAAACGTCTTCATATACGCACGAAGTTTGCGTTCGGTTGCGGCCAATTCTTCAACATGCTCCTCTGGGCAACATTGTGCTAAAGGGGCACCGTTGGCATATAACCATGCGTATTGTGTTTCCGTATCGGTAACAGAGCCGGTATAACGCCAGGTGTGCGTTAGATCAGATGGGAAGCTATCGAAATGTAGCTGCCCATCCGCATATACTCCGATACACTCGGATTTATCGTCAATCGCCTGAAAGTACATTTTAATCCCAGATTGGTTTTTCTTCGTCAGGCAATAGACCTTCGGGAATAAGATCTGGCTCGCCGTCTGCGGGTTTTTCTTCCCACTCTAATTGTTGTTTGCGTGCTATATCGGCATATCGATAGTTGGAAGGATCCGTAGTATCTTCTTTTCTCATTAGCTCCATCTCCTTTCGAACTTCACCAACCTTCATAATATAACTGGCAGATCCAACTTTGTCAAATTCTTTATTTATAATTCCTTCTAAATAGATGCACAACGCCAACGGAGTGCCATTTATTTGGGTAAGTGAAATAACCTCGGAGGCTATCTCGTCCATCTGCGACAGGGAAAGCTCTGGCTTTTCTTCAAAAAGCCTCAAATATGTGTAAAATCGGAAAATCCTCCAAATGCCAATTAATTGTACGATATCACCAGCTTCATTATATTGTTGGGGATAAATCTTTTTCACACGAGTGGTGCCATCGGTGCAATCCTCAAGCTCATCATAAGAATAGACCTTGCATAAATTGTATAGAGCCAGCAATGTCCTAGCAAATCCGTGAATGTCTATTGTGTTCGGATTGCCATATGCCTTTTTAAAGACAGAATCCACGCCATAATAACCATACCGCTCTGCTATCTCTCTCATCGCATCTGATTCTATATCTGCCACAATTCTCCAAGGTATATTTAAGTCTACCATAAACCCATATGAATTGCAAGTGTTAATGTAAAAATCCCAGTTCTTGCTCCGAAGAAACTGTTCTACTTTCTTCTCATCGTTAGCATAGTCCAAGTCAGCTATCTCAATAGCTAGTCCAGTTGACATGACCGAACACTGTATACTCTTAACGAAGCCGGGATAAGTAAAGCGACTTGTCTTGCAGCTAGATTGCAGGATTGGAGTCAATAAAGTAAGGAATTCTTCAAAATTCGAAAAGTACATTTTTTGAGATTGGAAAAGCTTGGCAATGCGGTTCATATATTTCTCCTGGTGATCAAAAAACAATTTCTGGGGAGAAACATATGATTTATGAACCACCAACTTGCTCAAATAGGGGTCGTTTGTTGCGATCTGCGATAGTGTGGCTTTTTTCTCAAACTGCCGGCACATTTCGTTGAAAATGTCAGCAACAAAATTGATAGCTTGCTGCGGCTCTGCTGGGCGGGCTGCGTTTTTGAGCGATTTGAGAGTTCCTTGCTTTAGAGTAATTGGCTGCATAGAGCGTCCAACACGACCATAAAGTACTTTTTCACCGGTACTGAAGTCGACTACATTTTTTAATGATTTATCTCTGACATAAGCCCAGTAATACAATCTCTTTTGATAAAGATCTTTGGCTGATTCCTTGTTGTTTGGTGCGAAATATTTAGACATACTTTCTTCCTACCATGGTGTCAAACCATCCCATCTAAGGTCAAAGAGTCTATCTGGCGGATTATCTACAACGTCTGCTGCATCTTGACGCTCTTGCGCATAAGTAGCGCAGGCAGAATTCATTCGATCATTAGTGCCGGTGCCTGAATCTCGTAACGATTGACATGCTGCTGCCGCGGCATCTGCTTCTACTTGATTGACCCATTTTGCGGTAATCTTAGTGGCTGCGGTGCCAGCCCTAAATTCATGTTCAGATCTGATAATCATATAATAGCCTCCGATACCCAATTCAGATAATTTAATCTTATCATTACTATAGCCAGGATCGAAACCTGAAGGGTCTACATAAATATAGGTACCTGGGTAGGTGTTGACGTTTGCAAAACAATCAATGTCAACATCATAAACCACGCGTAGTTGACGTAAACCATCATAACCATCTTGCTCAAAGCGAACTTCGGCCAGACCTTTCGTCTGTGTTTTAGAGAGAGAAATTTGTTTGATCAAGCCTTTATCGCGGCCCAGCATGTAATGAAAAATGCCCCGCGATTCGTCGCCTCTTCTAATTAGACCATTTTCAGAATCTCTTGTATCTAAACGTTCGCCTTTCATCTTTTCAATTGGCTGCACTTGGCCGGCAAAATACACAAAATAGTTAAATTCATGATCGGGAGATATCATTGTTCGGGCGCCTGGGGGCCCTGACAGATATAAAACAGGGGAAGCTCCAGAACCAAGTCTGTTGATGTTTGCCCTGTGAGCGCGAGTATGTTCCATTTGATAAGGCTTTGCACTATTGCCACCACTGCTGAGAACTGGGTTATTAGTTCCAGTTCGGGCAATTTTGATTGAAAGTATGTCGTATTTTTTATCCGGCGACCAACTCGTTAAAGAGGCCTGCTGGGCTCTTATCTTGGTCTTCAAGTTTCTAAAACACTCTCTACTGTTTAAGAAATCGCGCACAAACTCATTCATTAAATCATTTAAAAATTTTGTAAGTGAATAAAACACTTCTTCTTTTTTAAGCATCTTTTCGGTCATGTATTCCACAAAGTATTTTACGGAAATTGGGATATCACCAAACGTAGCGTTCGTCACCTTTCGTGAGACAGAAGAGGGAGAATTCACAAACTCAACGGGCCCTAAAACTATTCTTAGTCTTTTAAAATTCTCTCTCGCTAATTCAATCTCTCTCTGTTTCTTCGCAAGAAGCGTAAAATCATTGATTTCGTACTTTGTACCTGATGGTAAAATTAGAGAGCGGGCATGGTCGTATGCAGTCAATGATTTGGTCCCCTCTGTCAATATCTCAAGTTCTGTATCTATATTCTCTAAGATTAGATCAACTAATCGACTAAGATAGAAATAAGATATAGTGGTGGTGTCGCCTTCGCTCGCAATCAATGCGGCGGCAATGGCGTCTTTTTCGGGCGCGTCGTCAGCGTCATCCGTGGTCGATTGGCTTTCAAATTCTTCTAAGGCGTCGTCTATACGGCCTTCAAGATCTAATTGTGACTGCATTTGGTGGGTCACGCCACCCAGGACAATACGTGAAACAATCGCTTCAGTCTCTGGTCCATTGTTCTGAAAATAGCTCCTCAAGTCTGCTTTCTTAATCGGTAAAAAATTGACTTCGCCGCGTTCCAACAAGCCACTGATAAGCTGCTGTAGAGCATCAGCGGAGTTTTTCGCTATCCTCCTTTTGAAATCCTCCTTTACTTCAGCGGCTGTATTGGAACTTTCATCACTCCTGCATTTTCTTTCTATCTCTTCAAGTACAATACCGCGCTTAAGTCTTTCATATGTCACTAATTCTTTGGCTCCTTCCGTCGTTCTTGCATTGGCAAAGATATTAAAATTCTTATTATCAAAATATTCTTCTATATATGCGAGATAATTGATGTTCATCACCACTCCGCCCTGATCGTCAAAATCAAAATTGTGTACTGTGGGCGTAAGATTAAGGGTGACATAACTTGACTGCACAGCACTGATTAACTCTGGCGAAAGTTGTCCTGCAGTTCCGGCGACGGGAGCCCATCCAACTTCTGCTCGTAATCTGAAGTTTAGATCAGCCAAATTCTCGTTCTGTTCTCTAATATCGATACAATCATTTCGGTGGCTATCTTGCGCGCCATGGTCGGCGCGGCCGGTCTTGAGAGCTAGATCAACATATTTAAACTTCCTGGTACCGGTGCGGGTGTGGTCTGCCAGACTGCGGGCGGCGCCGGTTCGTTCTTGTGTGAGTTCAGAAAAAGTAGAGCCGAAGATTTTAAGATTGGCCTTAATACTCTTTTTGATAGCAAACGGATTTGATCCCTCATAAGCAAATGTGAAATTCTTAATGCCGGCACCGGCGCCGCGAGCACCGGTGTCGAGCGTAAAGTTAGCTAAATCGTTAGCTGTGAAGTGTGAATCAAATTTCATCTCTACTTGATAGTCATCATTTCCAAATTCATCGTATACAATTTTAAAAAGTCTTATGGAGGGCTGCAACAACGATAAGTCCTGATTATCAATGTTGATCAAATGTTTGAGGTGCGGATTAAGAGTCATTTTGTTTAAAAAGCCATATGCATCACCGGAAACTAGCAGACTAGCATTTTTGGCTTGTTTTAGGTGATCTTTGATCAAATCTTGATTAAAGCCTGGGGGGCCTAGGGCTTGAGCATAAGGTAGACGCTTGTTGCCTGCAAAGGTTTCGTCAAGAAATGTATCTTCCTCTATCTTTTGCTTAAGAAAAAGATTTATATAATTTAGGAGGAAACATTGTTCTTTAAATAGAACGTTTCTATTATCTACTATCTCCTCTGCAATTGCGGCATCTTGGGCTGCATTATTCCCTTCAAAATCGCCAAGCACCTGCCG